ACTGACGCTAAGGGGGTCATGACCGTACATCAGCATACCAGTAATGTTATGAAGCTAATGGAGGAGCACAATGCCTTTCCCCGCATCTGGCGAAATCTTGATACAAACAGAGTCATGGTGGGTGAAGAGACTGCTACACCTGATCTTACCGAGATGTCTATTGCAAATTACTTTCAGCATAACCTCGGATTTGACAAGGTCAACCACAGGATTGTCTACTCCTGCATCCAGGCACTCAGTAAGAGGAACGCTAGAAGCCCAATGCTGGAGTGGATACAAGGGCTACGCTGGGATGGAGTACCTCGCCTGGATACGTGGCTCAGCAGACTTTGGGGATGTGACGAAGGGGCGTACACAGCGGAGGTTGGTAGTAAGTGGCTGATCGCCGCCTGCGCGCGAATGGCTGAGCCGGGGTGTAAGATTGACTGGATGATGATTGTAATAGGTCCTCAGAGCACAGGTAAGACATCCATGCCGGCGATTGTGTTTAATGGGAACTCACTGACTCTGTACGGGGAGCAGAACCACAAAGATCTTCACATGCTTATGCACAGCGCGCTCGTAGTGGGCTTCGACGAGCTCGACTCATTTGGGAAGCGAGAAAGCTCAAACCTTAAGGCAATGATAACGAGTAAGGAAGATGCATTCAGACCACCCTACGCTGCTTCAGTTGAACTATTCCCACGTCGATTCACCCTCTACGGTTGTGGCAATAGACATGAGTTCATCCAACACGATCCGTCAGGGTATCGGCGGTACGCCGTTGTCGAGATTAATAAACTTCTTGATTTCCGAGGGTTGGAGGCCGAGCGCACTCAACTCTGGGCGGAAGCCTGGAGGAGATATTCGTCAGGAGGAGAGCAGTGGTGGGAAGTAAAGGGTGCATCGGCGGAGGCTGAAAAGTATGTCGTCCCTAATCTGTTAGAAGAGCAAATAGTGAATTGGGTGGCGGCGCAGACTAAGGCGAAGCACGCCGACGTCGTAAAAGATGGGATTATGACATTCACAATGAGTCAATTGATGAATGGAATAGGGATTGATAATTCTAAGAATACGAATGTGACGAGGGAAATAGCTGCGATCTTAAGAGCTATGGGAGCCACACAAAAGATGATGCGAATTAATGGGCAGCCGGCCAGACCATATTTATTGCCGATACAATCGTAGTTGCTAGGGTAGGTGATGGTAGTATAGTGGCGTTGTGGGCGCAGTGCCCACGTCTATAGGGGTAGGGTCATGCAGGTAAGCTCACAGCCGGTCACGTGGCGCAATCGCTTCATGGTGTACTGGTATGTCGTCGGCCGCAATGAATTTCGCTCATACAAGCAAGCTCGGGATGTCGCACTCGAGCTGGGCTACCCGGTCCATCTGTATGTGCGGCTGTTCATGGTGTACTACGGTCCATTCACTGTAAAGGGGTAAAGTCATGGTAAAGCACACGATCACGGTAATTGTACCGAACTCAGTAATAGGTGGGGACGAACCGGGCCAGCCGCTCGGGCCAAAGGTAGTAGACATAATCTACGCAATGGCTCGGGCGGGGTACATGGTGGTGGACTTCGGTGAGCCTCGGCTGGCAAAAGATTGGAACGAGGACTGCACCGAATTGGAATTTGAATACGATCCTGCGCACAGCATCGTTGAGATCTTCCAAGCAGCCAATCACTTTGTCACAAGCGGTGGTGATGTATGAACTCAATAGATCTCTACCAACTGAAAGTCGTGCGCGTGGCGCTGCGGCTGGAGTGTCTTGGTATGCGCAGGTCGCGTGCGCCGAGCGCACTGGCTATGGCCCAGAAAATCACTGGGAATAAGACGCGCGACCGTGTGGCACAGCTTGGACTCCTCAACAAACTCATAGGGGAAATGCAGGTGCAATCATGAGCGCTGCGCGAACGCCGGGGCCTTACATCGACATCATATGTGACGGTCCTCCGTCGCACCAGTCAGGCAGATTCGTTGAGGTAGAGAACAGCGCCGGTCAATCAATCAGCGTAGGCCAATGGGTGGAGCGCACGGACGGCTACTGGGCGCTGCGCATTCCGTCCCACGACGCCCTCCTGCAGCAGCGCGACGAGCTGGCGGAGGCGCTTAAATTGGTAGAGAAGTTCTTGTCCGAGACCCTTGGATACGACGATACGGACTTTCTCGTTAGGTCCGCCCGCGCCGCCCTCGCTTGCATCGACACAGCCAAGGAGGCTTAACATGGATCTGATAAAGATATTCATGCAGCGGGATGACATGACTGAGGATGAAGCGAGGCGCACGCTGAAGTACATGCGCGAGCGTGTGGCGGAAGGAGAAGACCCAGAAGAGGTCTTGTACGAAGAGGGATTAGAGCCTGACTACGTTCTAGATCTACTGTAAGATCTACTTGCGCTGAATGGGGGAGCTGTGGTAGCGCAGCTCCCCCGACTTATTTGGGGCTCGGTGTAACAGTGTGTAACAGTGGGAACTGGTTTGCAGTGTTACAGTGTTACTACTTTAAAAACAATGGGTTAGGTAGTTTGTAACACTGTAACACTGAAAAATATACTTTATAATAGGGAGTTGGGTTGCTAAATTTATAAAGGTGCAAAAGTCAGTGTTACAGATGTTACGCAGTGTTACAGCCGCCGGGTTGGCACAGCCCTTGCATAGCTGGACCACCTCCCAGACTGGTGAGGCATTAGCCTGACTTCAAGTTGAAGCTGAATAGTGCTAGCATAGATCCATGTGAAGCGCAAGCCCTGTTCCAGTCTTCGTCAGGACCTGAAGAGTCGGTCTTCAGAGACTTCGAGGCTCTATTCAGGTCCGAAGACATTGAAGAAGACCGAAGAGGTGACGAATAATGAAGAAGACCGAAGACCATATGTTGAAACGATGTACCACATGTTGGTATGAAAGATTAACAAAGTTTAACTTGTAATGTGCGCCGATGGCCCTATACTTGATGCTGTACCGCGTTGGTACATACATAGGAATGGCACACATGGGTAACAAGGCAAAAGCGAAAAAGGGCACACTGGCTGCAAGCATTGAGGTGCTGGCCGACGGCTTGGTTAGCAGCGGCCTTATGAACGACAGCGGGGACAATGACACGGTGCAGGGCGCGGCCATTGTAACCGAAACGACGCAGCGCTACATGCTGGGCGCGCCCAAGCGCAAGCTACTGGACAAGACCAGTTTGCTGAAAAGCAACGAAGCCACGTTTGCGGCAATTGCGGAAGTTGCAATGCAGCAACCCGACCGGCAGATTAGCTGGGCGCAAGTGCAAGCCGTATGCAAGGCGCGCGACCATAGCGGCTTTGCCAGCTACGCGCTGCGCCGACGCTGGCTGCTGCCGGTAAGCGCCGAATAACGCACTGCAACATTTGCCGCGCCGCAGCTACTGCGGCGCGGCATTTTTACGCCCGCGGAATGTTGCACTGCAATATGATGCACTGCGACAAATGACGCACTGCGATAGACGAGGATTTAGATTTAGAGGCCCCCGGGGACTTTACCAAAACATCGACAAAAAACAGTATCGACGCTCATGTAAATCTCGGATTCGATTTGGTGTCTTCTAATGGTGCAAATCTGGGCTTGCGCATCAAATACCCGGGATGTACAATACCCCCCATGACTGATGAAGCAAGTCTATGGGATCCCCTTCTGGCTGAGCCTGTACAGAGCAAGCTCAAGCCATACGATCCTGATAAGGTGACAGTCAACCGTGAGCACAATCGCTCCCTTATTCAGCAGGTATTCGAAGACCTCGGCGGGCGTGCCCGCATGGCTGCTTACTTCAATGAGAACTACCCCCACTTCGTCCAGGTATTCGGTAAGTTCTGTATGCCCAATCCTCGTCTGGAGATCCAGGGGGATTTGAATATCACGATCCGCCCGGCTATCCCACCTTCCACGTTAGATGGAGAATTCTACGATGTTCAATCATCCGGGTCATCCGGCAGCGCAGCTCCCAATGACTCACTCGCCGGTCCACCCGCTGGGTTCCTCCCCGCTCCCCCACTCAATGCCCCAGCAGACTCAGAGGGCGCAACTATCTACCGATTTGATAAAGCAGCGAATGCTGGCAAACGCTCTGAGGGGAGGCGCGGCAGGGACCGGCCCTCCACCCCCAGCGGCTCCGGCGGCGGCGATAGCCCGCCCGATGGGTGGCCTCCCGGGGATTCGCTAGCATGAGCGTGCCACCCAGCATGATGGCAGGGTCGATGGCCCCACAGATGCGACCCCCCGGCGCTCCGCCTATGGGAGCACCACCTCCTCACCCCGGCCTTGGTGGAGCGCCGGGGGTCGGAACGTCCCCTTCGGGTACTCCGGGCGGAGCACCTCCCCTCGGCCCGCCCCCACAGCCTCCCGTGATGAATCAAATGGCGCCGTCGCCTAGTATCCCCTCCACCATGCCGCAGGGGCAAGCGATGCTACAGCAGAAGATGCTAGCCAACGCCATTCGCCCCTCCGCTCCACAGGCACCTTATTGATGTGCGCACGCGCGCTCGCACGTGAGGAGTCATGCCCTACCCTACCCAAAACGAAACTCGAGGACATTACGTTTCTCGCTTCGCAGGTAGCCCTGAGGCAAGAGCTAGCTTCCCTGACCAGAAGCAGCGGCTCGCCGTTGCTTACTCGATGTATAAGCAACACGCGACAGCCCACGCGGTGAGACATGGCGGAGGTCGAGCTCAAGTACGTACCTAGACCGCAGTTCTTCGCATTTCACTCGAGGTCCCAGCGGTTCGCTGCTATGATGTGTCACCGGCGTGCGGGTAAGACCGTCGCCTGTGTGAACGATGCCATTCACCGAGCTATTTACTCCAAGAAGGAGCGCCCACGGTATGGATACGTCGCACCGCTTAGAAATCAAGCTAAAGGCGTCGCATGGGACTACCTTAAGTCATATTCTGAGGGTCTTACTGAGCGAGTTAGTGAAGCCGAGCTCTCCGTTCAGTTTAAACATAACGGAGCTCGAATCACGCTCTACGGTGCAGATAACCCTGACTCGTTCCGCGGACTATACTTTGATGGAGTTATCCTAGACGAATTCGGGGACATGAACCCGACCGTCTACACTAAGAACATCTTCCCCGCCCTGTCCGACCGCAAGGGCTGGATCGTCTTCATCGGAACGCCCAAGGGTAAGAATCACTTCTATGACATCTACCAGAAGGCAGTGCCTGACCATGAGTGGTACACATTCCTCCTACGTGCCTCGGAGTCGGGGATATTCGCCCCCACGGACCTCGCGCTCATACAGCGACAGATGTCCGAGGACGAGTACGCGCAGGAGTTTGAGTGCTCCTTCGACGCGGCTGTCATTGGAACTTACTACGCGAAACTCATCGATCAAGTCGAGAGGGAGGGGCGGGTATCTGTGGGCGTCGACTATGACCCCGATTTCCCTGTTGAGTCGGTTATGGATCTTGGGTTCACCGATTCGTGCGCAATCTGGTACTGGCAGACCCGGCCGGACGGATTAGCAATACTCGACTATGATGAGGCCAACGGCCAGCCGCTCCCCTATTACTTTGACCTCTTGGCAGAGAAAGGTTGGGATTACGAGAAGATATGGCTACCGCA